CACCCCCGTCGAGACGTTGGTGCCGGTCTGCGCCGCGGCCGTTGCGAGCGGGTTCGGCGGCTGCGGAGGATCTGGCTTGGACATGATCGACTACCTTACATTCCCTGCGGAGGAAGCTGCGGCATGGGCTGAGGCATACCTTGCGCCGTGCCTTGAGGCATGGGCGGCTGAGGCATACCCGTGGCTGGCGGCATACCTTGCTGTGGCGGCATGCCCGGCGTTAGCGGCATTTGCGCTGGAGGCATGCCGCCGCCCATCGGAGCCCCTTGCGGCGGCGCTCCGGGTGGCGGGGCTTGCGGCATTTGCATCTGCTGCTGCGGCGGTGGCATTTGCGGCATTGGCGTCTGCGGTGGTGGGTTAGCAATGCCCAGCAGCGTCTGCGTGATGCTGTTGCGTTGCTGGTTTGCGCCGGGGTTGAGATATGGGGCGGGCATCAGGCTGCTTCCTTCTGTTCTTCAGCGGAGCGATGTTTGCGGTTCTTCAGATTGTAGGGGCTTGCTTCCCAGTCCTCGACGGTCAGCGTGCCGACGACGCCGTCGCGATCGCGCCCGCCAAGCCGCTTGATCTTGTGCAGGGAGAAGCCAACAGCGGCCATGATCCGCAGCACGATAGCATTGTCCGCCATCGTCGTCTTGATCACCATCTGCACGCCCACCTGATAGAACGGGTAATCGTACATGATGTTGACGGTGCGGCGCGACAGCCAGTTGGTGCCGGGCACGGCCGCGCCACTGACTTCAATAGTCCCCACCTCGGGGCACCAGTTGCGGTAGACCAGCCCGCCGAGCAGCATGCCTTCCTCGTTGACGATGCCGATCGCCGCGCACTTGCCAAACCCGCGCTCCCGGCACTCGGGTATCAGCGAGGCGACGAAGTCAGCCACGATCTTGTCCTGTCCAAAGACGTAGTCAAGCATGTTGACACCCCTGACAATGGTGTATATAGGTCACAGCTTGTCCACCACTGGTCAAACCATGAAAAACCTCATTATCGCCTTGTTGCTGCTCGCGGCGACGCCCGCTCTTGCTGCCTACAAACCCACTGCGGCGCAGTGGAAGGGTATTTGTACTTGGGAGGCGGAAGCCCAAAACTGCCGTTACGGCAGCAGCGAGAGCGTCAAAAAATCCTGTGCCGCTGCCGACAAGCTGGAAAAGAGACTTAAAGCACAAGGATTTTGTACCTACGGACACGGTGTCGTCGGCAGGGCGAGTAAACGAAGGGATCACTGCTACACTATCCACTAGGATCACCACCCCTGCATCCTTCGCTCAAATTCATTCCGCATGGCTTCTATGGTGTAAGGCTTCAGCGCATCTGCCTGCGTGTATGGCGTGGTCGGCACCGACATATTCCCCTCCGCTAGAGCCCTCACCCAATCTGTGCTGTTTGGCCCAAACTGAGTAGCCTGCATGATTGCCGCCTGCATTTCAGGCGGCAGCGACCCTATCCCGCCCTTGACGAGGCTAGCGGCATTGTTCGGGTTGCCTTTGGCGTAGTGATCGATCCACGCGCCGTAGGTGGCGACCTGCTGCGCTGGCGTTGCTTTCTGGTAATCCTCCCAAGTCAAGCCATTGAGCGTGCCACCCGCCTCCGCGAAAGTCTTTGGCCCCATCTGCGTTAGGCCACGATAACTGCCTGTCGCCTGCAGCGGGTTAAAGACACTTTCCATATTGATAATTGCCGCCATAGCCGCCGGGCTCCAGCCATACTGCTGGGACAGACTATCGATCGCGCTAATCAACTCCGGGCTGCTACGCTCCGGCGGGATTGCCCGCTGCCACGCTGGCGTCGATGACCCCTGCTGGAACGTATTGTAGTCGTTCGCCGGGCTTTGATAGTCAGCCATCCCGTCGCCACCCTGCGCCATGATTGCTGCTGTCGCGGCGCTTCGTGCATCATTGGCAGTCTGTTGCTCCCAGAGGCTCTCGTATCCGCCATAGGGGCCAGATCCACCGCCGCCGTCAGGCACCCATACGTTATTCACACCTCCGTCGATGGTGTAGCTTTGCTCATAGTGCCCGCCGCGGTCGTCTGGGGTCAGCGTGTCGCCGGGCGGCTGTGACGACGGGTAGTTTTGCTGGCCGCCTCCTGCGCCTTGACCAATACCCTGCAAGATCTGGTTCAGATCGTTTTCGTATGACGACGCGAAGGGATTGTAGCCACCGCTTTGGTACTGCTGAAATGGGTTGTAGTCCGATCCACCACCCTGCGCGCCACCGCCGGGCACCCATTGGGTGCTCGGCGAGCCATCGTAGCCGTAGCTCGTTTCGTAATGCCCGTCTCCACCACCCTGCGCAGCCGTCTGTTGCTCCCAGAGGCTCTCGTATCCGCCATAAGCGCCGCCACTAGGCTGCTGCGGCCCCGCGTCCATCCCCCGCTGCCACAGCGCGTTGTTCAGTGGTACGTTGGTGTAGGGGTCGCCGATCTGATCCCACCGCTGGTCCCATGTCGGGTAACCGCCCTCGGTGATGGCGTTCGGCAACTGCGGCTGCTCCGCTCCGCCGAACCTGTCAGCAAAGCTGCCGCCACCACCACGCACAAAAGACACACCATCAAAGATCAGGTCGTTACCACCGCCCCCGCCCTGTGCAGCGGTCTGTTGATCCCAGAGGCTCTCGTATCCGCCATAAGCACCGCCGCCGCCGCCGCCGCCGACGTTCTGCTGCGCTGCTGGCTGGTAGGTCTGCTGGCTGAAGGGATTGTAGCCGCCGTTGGCGTACTGATCGAACGGGTTATATGCCGCTGCTGCTGACGCCCCGCCGCCACCGTAGACGTTACCCTGACCACTTGCCGCGGCTGACGCTGCGCCGCCGCCAGTAACCCAGCTCGGCGAGCCGTTGATGTCGTAGGAGTAGTAGCCATCATCGCCGCCGGGGCTGAACGCCTGTTCCGGCACATAGGAAGTAGTTGGTGTGTAGCCGCCCGCGCCGCCCTGCGGATTAAACGCCTGCTCTGGCTGGTAGGCCGAATAGTCTGGCTGCTGTGTCGTCACACCCTCTCGCGGCCCGTAGCCGGGATAGGTTGCCTCGCCTACCGCACGCCCATAGGAGGCTCCGAGAGCCGAGTAATAATCAGTCTGGGCTCCGAAGCCTCCGGTAGAAGCCCAAGGATCATACGCAGAGGCAGTAATAATCGCGTTGGTATTGGCCTGCGCGGCAGCCATGTTGTTGTTGAAGATGGCGTTGTTTCTCGCATCAAAACTGTTGATGAAGTTTATCCCGTCCATGTATGACATCGCGCTCTCCTAGACGTTGACGCCTGCGCGCTCAAATGTTGCGGCGATGTTGATCAGATCGACAACCGGCCTTGCATGCTGTGCCACCATCACCTGCACGATCGGTGCGTGCGAGAAGCCCGTCATGCCGATCGACACCCAGCCGGTGTTACGCGTGACATACGGATGCGGAACGCCTTTATCCCACAGCGCATCGGCCCACAGTCCCTCGTCCCAGAGATCCTCCAGACCGGGATCTATCCCCGCGGCAGGCGGCGAGGGAATGACAACGATGAAATCCGTCGTCGCCGAGAGCTGCGGCACAAACGGCTCACCAGCTTTTGCTGTAAACGTCGCCCGCGCCTGCCGCCACGTCAGCGTCTGCGACGGCGACTGGAACATCTCCCAGCCGCCGACCAGCGTGGCGACGTAGGGCTTGCCATTATCGTAGCCGGTGCGGTCGGCCTGCATGATGCGGCCATCTCGCGTGCCGAAAAACATATCGCCGCGCAGGCGCAGCCAGCACCTCGCGTCCCATCCCGTGTAGCGTGACCAAGCGCCGGTCGAGGAATTGGTGACGAGGCATTTGTGCTTGCCGGGAAGATCGCCGGGCAGCGTCGTGAACACCGCCCCGTACTCATCCCATTTGCAGAACGTCCACGGCAAATTACGTTTGTCGATCGCCTCCTCGCGCCACATCTGGTTGATGTTGCGACTGATGGCGGCCAGCTCCAGCTCGGCGCGGTCCTTGGTGATGGCGGCCGACACCGGCAGCACGCCGTCGATCGTCGCCACCACCACATCGCCGCCGATGGCGAGGTGGGCATTCATCCCCAGCGGCGGCGACATCGTGAAGCGACCCTCCTGCCGCCAGTTGGCGGCGCTGGAAGGGTCACCTCCCGTGAACACGATGATCTCGCCGAGATTGGTCATGAAGATCAGCTTGTCATCGACGCCGTCGCCAGCGTCGATCGACCACGTGCAGCAGAACAGCAGCTTGCCGCCTTTGGTCGCCGCACCCGACAGCGGGACCATCTCCAGCATGCCGCCCACTGCGTTGAGCGGCAGATACCATGCGTTCATCGAGTTGAGCTCGATGAAGAAGAAGCGATTGCGGTACTTGCAGACGTAGACGAGGTTGGCACCGCCATCGACCCTCGCGCCGGGGTACTTGACGAGGTCAACGTCGATGGTGGATGGCTTGCCGCCGGGCGGCACGTAGCCGACAGTCAGCACCTCCCACGACGTGCCGTCGTAGCGCAGCGGCGCGTTGCCAGCGTCATTCACGACAATCAACCAGTCGTCAGCGCCGTTCGACATCTGCGCCGCGGCGTAGTTGCCCGACGTTCGCCCGGTCGCGACAGCGACAGCCGGGACGGTCGTGACGTTGTAAACCTTGGTCGCGTTGCAGGCGAACATCTGGTGATTGTCGGCCCCGCTGACGTACTGGAACGACGAGATGACCGGCGTCGTCTCCGGCAGCTGCAGCCACTGTTCGTAGCCGCCACGTAGCGATACACCACGCAGCGTCGGCTTCCAGTTGTCGCAGACGACTGCGCTGCCCGGCTGCATGAAGGCTTCGTTCTCGTTGAGGACGAGGCCGCGCGTCGGCGCAGGCAATGTGATGGTGTCGAGCTTCTGCGCGACCTGCGCCGGGACCGCCACACGCTTGAAGCTCTGATGCTGGCTCATGGCACCGCGCCTGTGTAAGTGGCGCTGATGCTGGCAGAGATCGGCTTGCGGTCGATGTAGATAGGTGCCGGTGCGTCATGGCCCATCGCAATGGCAAGCGCGTCGCCGTATGTGCTCATGTCCTCGGCGTAGCTCGACCCCTTCTGCGCCTTCCACTGGTAGGTCATCCCCAGCTTCAGCAGGCGCTCGTCAAGCCTGAAGGTGTCGCCGTCGTTCATGAAGCGGTCGCCGAAGCCGCCGCTTTCCATCTTGACGCAGTTCTTGTCGAGGTAGCCTGAGTGGACTGTGTCGCCGTCTGCCGGTGTGGGGCGAACCACCAGTTGACCTTGAAACAGTATCCACTCGCCGCGGGGCGACACGCCGCCGAAGGCCCCTTCGAGCCACTGCTCGAAAGTAGGGACGAACACCAGCTTGTTGGTGGGGTTACTGAGCAGCCTGACTTGCGAGTTAAGCATCAGGCGCTTGAAGTCAGTCGGCAGGGTGAAATTACCCGTCGCGCCGTCGCAAGGGAAGGTCAGGCTCCGCTGCAGCATCGTCCAGTCGCGTGTGTCGTAGGCAATGCGCTGCGCCATCTCATTGGCGAGCGCCACCATCTCCTGCATGGTCCTGTTGCCGGTGATGCTGGCGAATACTGACTGCGGATAGGTTACGCCCACCGCCGCGCACACGTCCTGCACCACCGTCAACAGGGTCATGTCAGGCTACCTTCTCTGGCCGCAGGTTCGCCGCGAGGCGCACCAGCGTCTTGCGGTTCATGTTCTTCGCGCCGATCGGCTCCTGACCGCTGTTCACCGTGATGTACTCGCGGATCTGGTCGAGATCCATGTTCGCGAACTCGCCCTCGGCGTCGTCGGTGTTGTTCTTCTTCGCCTGCAGATCTTCTTCAAGCACCGCGTTGCGCGCACGCAGTGCCTCCAGCTCGGCGATCATCTGCTTGTTGGGCGCGCTGCTTTTGCCCTCGGCGATATACTCCTCCGCCTTGTTCTTCATCTCCCGGCCAAAGGGGCCAAGGTTCTTCAGCTCGGCACCCTCGATCGCGGAGAGCTGTTCGACGGTGTAGACGTTCTGCGCCCGCAGCTCGGCACGCTTGCCCTCAGACAGGAACGAGACATGCTCCAGCGGCGTGCCGCTCTTGGTCTGCGTCGCCTGCGACTTGAATTGCCGGTACTGGTACGAGAAGCGTTCGGCGTAGGTCTGCTTGGTCTGACGCCCGGTGTGGGGGTCATCGACCCAGCGCGTGAACGACGTAGCCGGAAACACTTTGACGTCCTTGGAGCCGGGCGCGCGTATCTCGCACACCTCGATGTCGTCGTAGATCGGCCGCCCCGCTTCCAGCGACTTGGCCGGGTTCTCTTGCGCGAGGTGCTTGAACAAGACGACGAGAACGTCGTCTGGATCTCTCTGTTGCGTAGCCATTGGGGTAAGTCCTTCCTTCTGTGAATGGTCCGGGGCCGCCTCCGCGGAAGGAAGGCTTACAACCTACACGTTGGCGACCCCGGCATCTTGCGCTCGTTCGGCTGGAAAGAGCGCAAACCTTATGAAGCTGGCACGCTGTCGTACAGACGCCAGTTG